AATACTAATGTATCAGCAATTTGAGAAATATAGCTCTTAAGTGAAATTAATAATCTACGAACATTAATACGATCTAAAGCACTTGATTTTTTCTGTAGTGTTTTTTGTCCAAATACTACAACTCCAGCTTGTGGGAATGTAGCTAATGGGTTAATATTAGCTTCGTATAATGTATCTCTTGTACCTGTTGGTAATTTTCTTTCTACTTGAACAACGCTATCTAAGCCGCCTCTAGTTAAACCAGCAGGTGCGAACCAAGAATCACTTGACGCGTCTGTAAACGCATATACTCCAGGAATAAGCGCAGAAGCTGGTACCCAAATTAGCTTACCTGTTCCTGGATCTATTACTTGAGCCCAAGGCCAATATGTAGCTGCATAGCTTGAATTGTATAAAGTACCTTTTTCGGTTACAGTTGAAGTTTGTGCACCATAACGTACTAAATCTACTACAGCTAAACAATCAGTTCTAGCAATTGCTAAGTTAACTAAACGAGTAACTTGTAAAGTAGAATCTTGAGCTGTTAAGCCAGGAGCAGTAATTACATTAAAGCGATATTCATCTTTATTTCCTAATAATGCAATAGCTGTGTTGTAATCTGAAGCTTGGATTCCTTGTACATTATCATTTGAAATAATACTTTCATTAAATGCTGCATCACCTCCATAGAATAATTTACCTTGACCCCCATAGAATGAACCAGATTGGATAACTGGTAGTGAAGAGGTATATTCAGATTTTACAGCTCCAGCGTTATCAAAATAATCAGGTGTTGGATAATTTACTTGTTTTACTCTTACGTAACGTGATTTGTTAGAGTAAGATCCACTATCTTGGATGTAATATTCAGTTCCGTCTTGACGAATTACTTTTTTAGAATTACCAATTACAGATTCAATGTAATTTGATGAATTTGGATCTAAACTTAAATTTTGGTAAGTTTCTAAAATTACTTTTTCTCTATCGTTATCGTCACCTCTACGGATTAATAAACTAAACGTTCCACTTTCAGTATTAACTGTTGGAATTTCCCAACGGATATTATCAGATGAACCTGAAGCTAAAGCACCATTAGGTAATATTTCTGCAAAAGATTCTATATAAGAGGATGAAACATAACCATCTAATACGTAAGTATTAGGTAAGTTATTCATAATTTCTCCTTCAGATAATGTTTCTAATACAAAGGGGCCGTCTTTTGTATCAGGTGTTACATTACATAATACTGGACTATTTACAGCAGGTTCAAATGATCCTGAAGTAACTCTAGTTACTAATAAACTTTCTCCTCCGTTTTGGAAGTAATTGTTTACCGATACTGAAGTTAAATAACTATAAGTTTGGCTACCACTTGTCAAAGTAGAACCAAATCGACTAGTAAAATCACTATATGAAGTAACTACAGTTGGGATTTCAACAGGGCCTTTTACGGTAGGTCCAATAATAGCGGCTCCGACTGTTACTGGTTGAGAAGTGATAAATGATTGATCATTTTCCCTTGCTAATACGCCTGGTGATATTAATGTTTCTGCCATCTTGGGTTAATATGTTTAGTATTGTATTTTGTTATAAATACTAAAGAGCTTTTCGAAAAATTAAGAAGTGGGGGTAATTTCCCCATTTTCTAAATTGATGTTTCCATCTCCATATTTTTCGGTTAGAACTTTAGCAAATTCTATTCTTTTTTGTTCAAACTCTTGCTTAGCTTCGATTAGATCGTCTTTTTGTGTTTCTAAACTAGCAATTTGATATTCAATTTGACCAAAACTAAAAACTATATTGTTTTCTTGTTCTTGGAAACCCTTAAGAGTATCTAACTCTTCCTTTGTTAAAACTTTTTTACTCATTTTTTAAATTGATTTATAGTGATAAATATATAATTATGTATTTAAATTATTAAGATTTGAAACTACTTCAGTGCCGATTGATATTTTAGCTTTAGAATTGAATCTTCTAGTAGCATTTAAATCTTTTTGAAGTGTCTCAGGTATGATATGACCCCTTAATCGTAATTCAAAACTACCTTTAACAAGCCTTTCTTGACCTACAGTTAATTCTGTAGCTGTATTAATAGTGTCTATAAATGCTCTAAATTTAAAACGTTCAGGATCACCCCAATATGAATCAGAAGCATATTCTACCGCTTCAACTATTTTATTAAGTTGTTCCATATAATAAGTTTGGATATTACAACTATATTGTAATGTCACAAAATCAGGAACTACAACTGCTTGGGATTGTACTACTGGTCTTCTATTGTTTAAAACATTAAAATTAGAATATCCATTAGCGCTATTATACCCTTGTTTTAAATTAGCATACAAATGAGGGGAATTAGAATCAACTTTAGCTGTTACACTTCTATCTTTAGATATAGAATTACGAGATAAATAAATAATAGGTAACATAATTTTACCTCCTTTATCTCTATAATATCCATCTTTTTGGTATGATTTCCATCTTTCAGGTGAAGCGTATATAACAGGTACTTGAACTCGTTGGTTGTTTTGGTAAACAAAAGGTTTAATTACATTATTAAAGTAATAAAATACTGCTTCATCTAAATCTTGAATACCAATAGAAAAGGATTTTGATCTATCCCCTCTAGATGATATTTTAGTAGATCGATTGAAATCTATATTTGTTGCCTTTTGATTAGCATTAGCTGCTTCATTAGGATTTGTTAAATTAGCTAATTCATAGGGTTCTTGTTTACCTCTAGAAATTTCTTCTTGTGATTCAGGTCTTGGCTTGAAATTTCTTTTAGATACAGGAGCATTAGGAACAGCAGGATACCGCCCATTAGCATTATTAAATGCTCTTTCGTATGCTTGTGATCTAGTTAAAGGTTTATCAGCCATAATTAAAATCTTTCTTTATAAGGTGATAAATTATACTTATCGCTAGGCACATAATGAGTAGTACAAATAATAGATAAGTTAGTTCCAAAGTTTTCTAATCCTGGGTTTCTAGGATTTTCATTGTTTGGGTAATCTGGGTTTTTACCTACAAAGTATTGGTTGCTTACAATACTATCTACTTCATAATATCCTTCTTGATATAAAATAATATCCCCTACTTCAGCTACATAATTAGCATCTACTAAATCTGCTCTTAAAAATGCAAAAGTAATAGGTTGGTTAAAACCAATACCTTCTCCACCCTCGGGGAATTCTTGATCTCCTCTATTAATTAAACAATCAAAGATAAATGGACCATCAAAGTATTTATTACCTGCTGCTTCACCATAGATATTGGTTCTAGTTTCTTCAAGTTTATATTTGTAAAAGGAAGCCTGTTGGGTAATAATATTACCCATTAATTCACGATTTAATCCTCTTATTAAACTTACATCTCGTAAGCTACCAAACATTGCCATATTATCCTATATAAATTGTGTAAGGAACTTGTTGTAATTCTTTTTGTTTAAAATCTACTTCACTTGCTCTTCTTTCTAATAATGCTTTTCTGGAAGTTTCATCAAAATACCCTCTTAATCTTTCTATTAAAGTTCCCTTTTCTGCTGTTGCTGCTGTTAATAAATCACTTTGATTTAATGTTACATCAGCATTTGGGATTGGGATATTACTATATTTACCTCTTACATACCCTAGCATTTCTTTAGCTAATGCTAAAGTGTATTCAAATATCCATTGTCTACCAACTGAGTTAATTTTAGAATATGTTGGGTTGGTATATGGGGTATTTGATACATTAGAAACTTTGTTTGGGATGTTGCTAATACTACTTCCTATTCTTTCATTTCTTTCAATATATTCAAAATGTAGATTAGCGCTACCAGTTAATGGGATAGGGAATATTCTAACATTATTGTCTTTGATTTCAAAACTATAATTTGATCTACGAATTTGATCATTTAATTCAATAGCTTGAATTGTTTGTAAATCATAGTTTAGAGGCATCATCAAAAAATTAATAGCAGGGCTCATACTACCAAATCCAAAGCTATCAAATAAGTTTTGATACCCAAATCCTGTACCTGCGTATGGATCATAATATCTTACAATAGCAGGGGAAGCTTGATAAAATAATCTTTTAATTTCAATGCTTCCTGTAATCCCTTCATTCTCAGCCCATTGTTTTAAATCATAATCTTGTACTGAAGCTGTGATTGGGATAGATCCTTTGTGATAGGGAACATTTCCTCCTGTGCCTGCTTCTGCACCATATTGTTCTGTTAGTTTTACAATAGGTTCAAAGCTTGGAGTAATTACAGCATCATTAATGGTTTCATCTGTTGGAGCTCCCTCTAAAGATAATTGGTTATCTCTAATTTTGTAAGCATATAATTCATTACCATAAGTAGTAATTGCTTCCTCAAATGCAGCGTAAAAAGAAATGTCTTGTAATTCTACCTCTACTAAGGGATAACCTAATCTACGAGCACAAAAATTTGATACTTTATCAGCATCAACTTGAAATTCAGCATCAGTATCATAAAACCCAAAAGGGGTTGATCCTGTTGTAAATGAGCTTGATCCAGGCCAGATAGGGATATTTGCCATAATTTTTGTTATAAATATTAAAAAACCTTACTTAAGTAATAATATGTAATTATGGAGCAGAATTTTTATAAGGGTGGGTTGATGGTAAGTTTCCTTGTAGCCCCCATTTCCAAGCTAGATATCCTTCTGCTTGGTATCTATATGTGTAAGCAGCTGGGCCGCTAGAACTTGTACCCCACTCACCATCATATAGTATAAGTTCTCCAAATCTTCCTATTTGTTTTCTATTACCTGTTCTATTAGCCATTATACGTAACTTTTGGTTTTGACTTAGGTTAGTCAAATATGTTGTATACCAATTAGCACCACTACCTGCAGAACCATTTACAAGCATCATTACATAATTAGCACCTTGAATTTTAGTAAATCCTACACTAACTATAATCCATTGATTTTCCATGTTAGCTTGGTTATGAGGTCCTACTACTCCATCACTTCCTACCCCATTTCCTAAATCTACTTCTCCATACCACCTACTTTGATGGTGTGCAGAAATAGCGTAACTATATGTAGAATCTACATTCCACAAAGAATCTTTAGTAGTACCAACTTGTTGAGGGTAAAATACTCCAACAGCAAAATGTAAACCATTACTACTAACTAAAGGATCTGTACTAGAATTTTGAAAAGCAGTACTACCATCAAAATATAGGGTATCTAAACCGTTTTGTGTAGTACCTGCTGTAGGGTTTGAACTTCCATCCACACCTAAACTATCACCATAAGTACCTTGTGAGTTAATTCCTGTTATTGTAGTTCCACTTTTTACATAACTAGTAGTATCACTAGCATCATACCATCCTGCTAAGTTAGGAATACTAGTAGGGGAAAATGGAGTGGGAGTTGATGAACCCCCTCCCCAATAAGCAGTTGGTGTAAGTAAAGCCATATTAAGAGAAGTTTTTTAACCCGGTTGCATACCAAGTACTACCATCAAAAGTAACAAAAGAAAAAACATCTACATCGTTTATACCTGTGGAAGATCCTGAATTAAAACCATCAGGGAATTTAATAGAATTAGGCCAATTGATGGAGCCAGGAGTGATACTATTTTGGGTTACTTTTAGATTAACAGTTTGTCCAGGGACTCCACCTGTAAATATAACTCCATGAACAGAGGAGGGATTTAAAGTAGTTTCAAAGAAATTACCGGTAGAAACAGGTAATACAATAGTCCATCCAGAAATTTGGTAAATAGGATTTCTTGTTTGAACTGAAGTTGTTAAACTACCAGTTACATGTAAATCTCCTTGTACTTCTAAGTTAGAATTACTACCACTAATTACTACATTATTATCAAATGTAGTGGAACTACCACTTGCTACAGAAACCCCTAAAGATTCTAATTGGGCTGAGGAAGATATAATTTCTGCTCCTGATGAATCTATATCATCATATTGAATAGTTCTATTTCTCCAAACACCAGCATCATATTCTAAGTATTGTTTTGTAGCAGGAGCGGTAATATCAACATCTGTAATTTCTCCTAAGTTACTAATAGTTGAAGTTGCACCACCTGAACCTCCTACTGTATTTCTAAATAAACCGGCATTAATAAGGTTGGCTTGAGTACTATCACTTAAATCAGTTGCATCCGCTTGAACTACTAAATATCCAATAAAAGTTAATGATTTTGAAGTAGTGAGTGATTCAGTAAATTGCTCTGTAGCTAATTTGTTTATAGCAGTAGCTAAACTATCATAAGTATCTTGACCATAATACACATAGAATCTTTCACTAGTAGGTCCTACAAATACTCTTTGTACTGTAGTAGTTGAGCCGCTTATGTTAACTAATGTACCA